TGAAGTAAAAGTCTGCCCATTGTGATATCCTGGTTCGAATAATTCGATTTCCTTGATTGATTTTGCGAAGTCTGTTTTGTTGCGTAGTTCGGCGTATACTTCGTATTCTTTCCCGAAGCTGTGGAGTTTGTCGAGCCATAAGGCGTCGAGTATTTGCTTTCCGCTTTCCTTCTCAATTCCATATTTTTCTTTCCACTGGATCGCATTCATTTCCTGCATATCCTTGAACATATCCTCAAAGTTAAGTAGGGCTTTTGCTTCAAAATCTTTTATCTGTTGTGTTTTTTCCATGTTCTTTTTTACCCACTTACCTTCTTCGTTTTTGTGCCAGCCCGCTTTTTCTGCTGCGCCCCAGGCTATCTTGCTCGCACTCGTTTCGTCTTTTCCGTCTGCGATCGCCGAGGCATAAGCTGCTTCAAGGATGCTGTTCAATTCCGCTGGTGCGTCATTTACCTTCGGCATTATATATATCGTAAGGGGCTTATCGTTTCGGGGCGTGTTTTGTCAACCGTCAGCCGATTGTCATGCCGGTGTAGCTGCCGGTGTCCGGCATATCATACAGGATTTTATCAGGCGGGATCGCGTCAATGGCGCTGTCTATTGTTAGCACAACGCCGCGATCATTAAAGTGCATGGGGTATTGCAGATGCTCGGCCAGGGGCGTGCCCGCCTTCACATATTTACCGTGAATGAACTCACTCCATGGGTGGCTTTCCGCTGTCTTGCCTTCAAGGATCTCCGAGAATTGGAAATAGATATCGCTATCGCTTTTATCGGCCAGTTCCGTGCCCTGCAGGTAGCGTGCTTTGTTGAAACTGTTGCTCACGTTCATGCGCACTATCGTTTTCAGTTGGCCTTCCGTATATGCCGGGCTTACCGTGGCATTATCTGCTTTTGTGCGCGCGAATACTTCATGCAGCACCCGCGCACTCTTGGCCTCGCTCCAACCCTGGTTGATCGCCTGCAGCATTACCTGCTTTACGGCGGTCTTGTATTTGTCAGCTACCTTGCCGGCTTCCATGTATGCGGCGCTGTTGAGCCAGCCGTAATATTCCTCCGGCAGCAATTCCTCCTGGAATATTTTTTTCTGGCTCTGTTGTTCCTGCTTCCAAAGCTTTGTGCTGTCCGTGAATACCTGCCTGAAAACTTTCTTGAATACCAGCTTGAGGTCGCCAACATTCTTGAGCTGGAACTTATCTACTTCATCGAACTTGCGCTCCATGATGATCTTTTTATTCTCCACGCGATCCACCACTTCCGTGGCCATGCTCTCGATAACGTTCTCCATATCGTTGTAAAGAATGTCCTCATATTTATTGAGCGCCATTTCTATCTTTACGAAGTCCGCATGCTGCATGCTCGGCTCAATTTTATACATGCCGAACTTCCGCGCGAACTGCTTGCCCTTTTTCTTTTCGGGTTCTATTTCCTCGTCCCCTGGTGCGCCGAAAGGCTGTGGCGTCTTGACCGGCAATAGCACCGTTTCGTCGGTGCGTTCCGGGAAGTTGAACTGCTTGCGCACGTATCTTTCGTCGTCCTCTGTTGGCAGCACCGCGCCGCGATCTATGGCCTTTAGCCAGAGTTCGAATATTTCCTCGATTTTCTTTTCACTGAACGGACGCCAGCCGAACTGCGGGTATCTCTCCTGTTCGCCGAAGTTAATGTCAACGAGTCGCTTGACTATCTGCTCGTTCACAATAACCTCTGCTATTTCTTTGCGGATCGTGCCGATGATCCACAGGAACACGTCGAATTGCGTCACGGCCTTTGCGTTGCTGCCTGTTTCGTTGCTATTATATCCGAGCTGGTTCGGCAGCAGAATGGCCTTGCTTATGCTCTCGTCCATGTCCCTTATCGTCTTGCGGAACACCGTCTGCGCTGATCCTGCGGCTGGGTTCGCGAAGTCGGCCTCAACGTCTTTCGGCAGGATCGCCACGCCGGTGCCGCGGAGCTTGCGCAACGTGTTCATCAGCTTGGTGCGCTCCTCGTCTTTCATCATGCCTACCTTGACGATCATTGGCGCACTGCCGTATTTCTCCAGGTAGATCGCTTCCGCTTTCAGCAGTTCCCTTTTAATGAACCACGGCCGGTAGCATTCTTCTAAGTCGCTGCGGCCATAGCGGTTGTCGAACTCCTTGCGGTATGTGTAGATAATGAACTTATCCAGCGGCATGCTTTTCTGTTGGCCGCCCTGCCACTGCCGGAGCCCGTCAGCGCCCAAGTTGCCGAACTTGTCAGGGTGGAACTCGAAGTCATGTGGGGCGCGCACCTTTATCGTGTCCAGGTAAAGCTTGCCATCCTCGGGGAAGTAATTCTGCTCGGCCACGACGTAGCCGTAATCAAGGAACGTCAGCAATTCTTCAAGGGTGTTGTCAAAGCTTTCGGCAAGGTAGCTGTTAAAGTTGTCCTCAACGAATGCCGATATTTCCTTGTCGGCTTCGTCCTCGCTGCCTGGCGTAATGAACCACCCGCTCGATAGGATCGCGTGTTTCTTTGTGCCCATTGCAGCCTTGATCTGTTCGTCCCTGCGCATTTCGTCGTATATCTTCAAACCCTTTTTCCCGACAAGCTCGCTGGGATTATAACCGTTCATGATATCGGCGCCCGCGTCGTAGTTATTGACGCTGACTACCGACTGTTCTGTTGTGGTTTCAGTTTTGGCAGGTTCTTTTGTTAGGGTTTTCTTTTTATTTTTCATAAAATCAATCCCATTAGGATTAACATACTATTCGTAAGGCATTCTATGTTCCTTGCACCGCTTTGTCAATTATATATCCCTGTATTTATTTTCAACATCCTCGTCATTCTCGCGCTCGTATTTGTCGGCAATGCCGTCAGTCTTTGCATACTCTGCCTGCTGGTTCAATATGCGGCTGAATACTTCGCTGTTCTCGTAGAGCTTGCACAGGTAATTTCCCATTACAATGCTGTCGTAATGGTCTGGCGAATACCCCAGGCGCTTGCGTATCTGATCCTTGCCCTCGATCTGTATCGTGCGGTCATCAGTGAGGTAATGGATCGCCAGCATTTCCTTCTGCACTTCTTGAGTATGAAGTAGAAAGAATTGTTCGTCCTTCATGGCCTTGCGCAGCAGCCAGCCGGCCTCTGCGCGCTTGTTCTTGAACTTGTAGAACTCGTCATCAGTGATCGGCTTCTCGCCGGCTATGAACTTCACCACGTAAAAATCCTTGTAGGCCATTGTGTTGGCGCAACCCGCGCCCACGCCTATGCTGTCTATGATCGTGGCCTTTGTGCCGCGTTCCGTGCAGCGCTCCATTGCCAGGTGCGCCGTCTTGATCTCATCATGACGGTAGAGCACCTCGTATTCATAAGCCGTGCAACCGCGGATATACGTCAGCACGGTGCGGTCCTTGCCCTCATCCGTAGGATCGATCGCCAGCAGCTCATCGCCGCCCAGTTCGGCCAGGTTCAAGTCCTCTTTGAGTATGCGGCAGTTCTTATACATTTCATAGGTGATCAACTGCGCGGGATCGGCCAGGTAGTCCCACTCGCCCAAACGGTAGCGCTTATATTCGGCTTCCGGCAGCGTCTCGAGCACTTCAAAGCATTCCCTGGGCGCATAAATGTTATCGTCTATCGTGCTGTTCTGGTAATATATTTCCGGCGGCAATGTCTTTTCCACCCACATGTCGTGGAACTCGCGCGGCCATTCGTATGTCGGATTGAAATCCAATATGATCATTGGCTTGATCCTGCCGTTGTGACCTTCAAGGGTTTTCACGTCGTTCCAGCGTCCTATGCGCGTCTTGGCGATCTCGTAGTATTTCTTTGATATCTGCGGAGCCTCGTTGAAGTATATTATCGTGTATTCGCCGCCCTTGAGGTTGTCGCAGTCGGGGTCTTTTGTGATGTCTGCCCAGTTGAAAACCATTTCGCTGCCGTTTCCATAACGTGCGATCATATTCGATATCTCAACGCCGGTGGTATTGGATAGCTTGAGCACCTTCCTGTAGCTTGGTATCGTGTTGAGGCGCAGCGTCTTATCGGATTTCCTGAACACACCCACGCGCACATTCGGGAACTTCTTGCATATCTCGTTGAGCACCGCGAGGATCACTATTGTCTTGCCGCTGTTGGCGCCGCCGCCCAGCACCAACGTCATGAACTTGCCGCTCTGCAGGGCTCTGATAAAATCAGCTTGTTTTGGGCTTATCTTGATCATGGCTTATCTCTATCTGCTGTTCGTCGTCATGTTTCATGGCCGACGCATAGGATCGCCTGTGGCACTATCGGCATGCCCTTTGCTATCCTTATCTCCTGCGCGACAATGCCGGCGTCAAAGGCTCCGATCCAGCACGTGTTGTAGCCCGCGTCCTCAAGCAACAGCATAACATAAGTGCAGAACACCGCCAGGTCTTGTGCGCCGTAAAGATCACCCTGCTGCAGATACTTCTGGCGGTATGGCACCAGGTCTGTGCTAAACACCACGAGCATGGGCGCTTCCATAACCCAGGCCTGCTTGAGCGCTGCCATGTAGATATTTACCTTGGCCTGCGCCTGCACCACTATGGCCGTCTGGTGCGCCTTGATATTCCCTGCGCTTGGCACGTGCTCCCTGGCATATTTGATCAGGTTCAGCACCTGGTCTATGATGTCCCTGCCGTATTCCTCTTTTTGAAAGGTTCTGCAGCTGTGCCGTTTTTCCATTACCTCGAGGAGATCCACTATTCTTTTACCTCCCTAAACCTGCCCTTCACAAACCCTTCCATAAAACCTACCTTCAAACCAAAGAAAACTCCTATCCCAAATCCCACACATACGCCTATCATCAAATGTTCAATCATTCTTTTACCTCCCCCAATTCAATAT